TGGTAAGGGCGGAGAAGAAGCGGGTAACGCCCCGTCTCCTATGCCGCCTAATATGGATTTACAGTAAAGTCCAAAATCTCTAACTTGCGGAGATATGAGCAAGGTGTTCCATTAACAGGAGGGTATCATGTCCGAAGTAAATACGCAGGAAGTAACAGAACCTGTGCAGGAAGTAACCGAAGAAGTTGAAGGGGCGGAAGCGGTAGCCGTCGAAGAAAAGGGAAAAGAAACAAAGGAAGACGAAATCAAAGAAGGGTTAAGTGTCGAAGATATAGTTTCAGGGGCGAAAGCCAAAACGCCTATTGGCGTTCAGAAACGTATTGACGAACTTACGAAGGAAAAGTATAGGGCGTTAAAGGAAGCCGACGAATGGAAGAAAAAGGCTGAATCCCCTAACCTATCCGTTCCTTCACCTGTTTCGACTGACAGGCCATTGCCGCCTGCCGAATTGGAGTTTGATTCCACGGAGGAGTTCAAAAAGGCAAGAATGAAATATGAAGATGATTTTGCGTTATGGAGCGATAATAGACGCAAGATAACGGAAAACGAAGCAAAGCGGAAACACGAAGAAGAAGAAAATACGGCTAAATTCGCCGAGAAAGCAAAGAGGGTAGCGGAGAAATATCCCGATTTTTACGATTCAGTATCAGCCCCGATATTTTCGCCTCATATAAATTCGGCGATTTTATCTTCTGATTATGCTCCCGAAATCGGATATTATCTTGCCAAAAATCAAGCGGAAAACGACAGGCTTCATTCTCTTGATTACATTACCCTCGGTAAAGAAATAGGGAAGTTGGAGGCAAAATTCGGAGAAGCAAAGGCTAAATTGGTTTCTTCTGCTCCTCCGCCGATAGTGCCTCTTGAAGGAAACGATAAAGTGGAAACAGACCCGTCCAAAATGAATATCACCGATTGGATGGCGTGGAATAAGAAAGAGGAACTCAAAAAAATACAACGAAAGTTAGGAATGGGAGGATAAAAATATGGCAAATACCATAAAAACCCTATCGGCTGGCGATATAACCAGAAAAGCGTTAGCCGTATTGCATAACAAACTCACCTTTACGAAAACGATTAACAAGGAATATGACGGTCGTTTTGCCGTATCAGGTGCGAAGAATGGCGGGACTTTGTTAATCAGAGAACCGAATCAGTTTACCGTGCGGTCGGGTGCGATAATGGACACGCAGGACGTTACTGAGTCCACACAGACATTGACGGTGGCGACACAGAGAGGCGTTGATATGAACTTCTCGAATGTCGAACTCACAATGTCTTTGGACGATTTCGAGGAAAGAATGATAAAGCCTGCCATGTCAAGGCTTGCCGCAGAAATAGATGCGATTATAATCACCGGAGCGTATAAGGGCGTTTACAATCACATTCTCGGCACGAAGGGTTCTCCTTCGACTCTTGCCGATGTTAATGCGGCGAGGGCGAAACTCTCTAAGGGTCTTGCCCCTTCGGGAGATAGGCAGGTGCTTCTCGAATCACTGTCCATGAATCAGGTTATATCCGACAGTAAGACTCTTTTCGTGCCTTCTTCGGAGATAGCCAGACAGTATTCACAGGGGCGTGTAGGAGAAACGGCTGGGTTTTTATTCTATGAGACGGAAATGATACCCACTCATACAATGGGGACTTTCGCCGATACCGACACCCCGATAGTCAATACTTCTACGGGCATAACAAGTGGCACGGCAACGATAGCCATTACTTCGGGCACTACATCTGGCACGGTAACCGAGGGTTCGGTCTTTACGGTAGCCGATGTTTTTGCCGTCAACCCCGAAACGAAGGTTGCCTATGCTCATCTCCAGCAGTTTGTCGTAACTGCGGATGCTACGGCTTCGAGTGGGGCGGTAACTCTTGCCGTAAGCCCGACTCCGATAACTTCGGGTGCGAAGCAGAATGTCAGCCTCGTCAGCGCCGGAGCGAGCAAGGCCGTTCTTTTCGAGACGGTTGGCGGTTCGGGAACTATCTCCACGGGTTATCCGCAGGGTCTTGCTTACCATAAAGACGCTGTTACAATGGTAACTGCCGACCTCGAACTTCCGGGGAGCGGGAAGTATGCACGCGAAACCTTCGACGGTATCTCCTTGAGATATTGGAGAGGGGACGATATAGTCAACGATAAGCGTCCTTGCAGGATAGATGTTCTGTTCGGGTATAAAGTTACCAGACCCGAATGGGCGTGTAGGTTATCGGGCTAACACCGATAATACGCAGGGATAGAGGGCAGAGACCCTGCCCTCTATAAACTAATAAAGGAGGACAAATTTATGGCTACTGATTACTTGGATAACGGTAACGACGATGGTTCTTGCATAGGCAGGTCGGCTGGCAAGGTCAGTTTCTACGGCGCAACCCCTGTTGTAAAGCAGACGGGGGCGGCTGTGGCGACTGATACCACAACGCTTGTAACGCTCACTACGGCTATAAGATTGGCTCTGGTCAATCTTGGCATGATAACGGACGTTTAAGCGGATAGGACGAGGGGGGGGAGATTACCCTCCCCCAATCCTTTATGCGTATATTCCTTGCCATAACGTCATACGAAGGAAAGATTTATTCCGAATGTGCCGAATCTCTTTTATTGAATGTCATGTATCTCAAAGAAAAAGGGTATTCGGTTAAAACATATTTTCATTCGGGAGATTGTTTTATAGCAAGGGCAAGAAACGTATGCGCTCACTTGTTTTTACATTCTGATTGTCAAAATTTAGTATTCATTGATTCAGACGTGGCATTTGAGGCGGATAGCATTTATAAACTGATAAGGCACGATAAAGCGATAGTGGCGGGTGCTTACCCATATAAAGGTATCAAGGGTTTTCCCGTAGTGCTTAAATTCGACCCCGTAACTAATAATTGTTTAGAAAAAGAAACAGGTTTAGTTACCGTCGAAAGCGCGCCGGCAGGGTTTATGAGAATACAGAGAAGTGTCTTAAAGCAAATGATAGATACTACTCGTTGTGATAGCAAAGGCATATATTCTTTTTTCGATACAGGCATGATTTTTAACGGCGACACTTCATGGTATGGCGAAGATGTGGCGTTCTGTAAAAGGTGGAAAGCATTAGGCGGCGAGATATGGGTTGAACCGCGAATCAATTTTACACATATAGGAACTCAGCAATTCAAAGGCAACTACCACGAATTTTTATCGGCGGGGGGATAATGTATCGGGAATTGCTCATTGGTTGCGGTTCTAATAGAGATAAAAAGATTGGTATCGAGGGGCAAACGGCATGGAGAAATCTTATAACACTTGATATGAATGAGTTCCATAATCCCGATGTGGTATGGGATTGCGAAAAACTTCCATTACCTTTTGACGATAATTTTTTTAACGAGATTCACGCATACGATGTGCTTGAGCATACGGGAAAACAAGGGGATTGGAAATTTTTCTTTAGTCAGTTTTCGGATTTATGGAGGATATGCAAACCAAATGGGTTGGTAATGATAATCGTTCCTTCCGTAAAATCAGTATGGGCATGGGGCGACCCTTCGCATACAAGAATTCTTCCTGCTGAAAACTTCATATTTCTTTCTCAAAAGGAATATGAGAAGCAAGTAGGATTTACGCCGATGAGTGATTTCAGATTCTTTTATAAGGCCGATTTTGAGATTATGTCCGTATTTACTGATAACGATTCAACACGTATCGTATTGAAAGCAGTTAAGGGGGGTTAATGGCTACTGCCCAAAATATCATAGATGCGGCCTACAACAAAATAGGGCATCTCAATATAACGTCGGGCGATAGTGATAAAGCCCTTGTGTCTCTGAATAATATGCTCGGCACATGGGGCATAGACGGCCTTCTTGTCCCATACAGAACTTCCGAGAATTTCCCTTTGGTGGTGGGGCAGTCGAGTTATACTATCGGGTCGAGTGGTAACTTTAATACTGTTCGTCCTTTGGAGATAATCACCGCTTACATACGAGATTCAAGCAGTGTTGATTATATACTTGACCCCATATCTCAAAAACAGTATGCCGAATTGTCGAATAAAACGGCGGACGGCAGACCTACTCGTTTTTACTACGACCCGCAGTATTCGCTTGGCAAGATTTATTTCGATACCGAACCCGCCTCGGTGGAAACCCTTTATCTCATTTCCGAAAAAGCAATTACTGAATTGGCGACATTGGCGACTACTGTATCTTTACCTGATTTTTATAAAGAGTCTTTAGTATTCAATTTGGCAGTGCGTCTTGCGTTGGATAAAAGCATTACGATTGACCCTAATATCGCCGCCATAGCAATCGCGAGTAAAAACACGGTGGAGAATTACATAGCAAAAGATAAACAAATGCAGACGGCTAAAATGGACGCCATGCTAACTTACATAAAGAGTTCGACGTCCAATATTGTAACGGGGTAATATGCCTTATACCGGACAAACATATAAGATACCGTGTTCTACTGGTGGTTTTTCTCATAACCCCAACATTGACGGTATTGAACCAAATGCTATGATTGACCCTTCGAGGAATATCAATACGCATAATGGCTATCGGCAACCTCGTGGCGGGACGGCAAAGGTGAATGGAACGGCAGTATCGGGCACACCACAGATTATGGGGCTTGTAGATTTCATATTGCCTGCTGGAACGCAATTTACTGTTTTCGGCACTTCGGACGGGAAGATTTATAAAAACTCTACGACAACTATTAAGACTGGACTTTCGACAAACGTCAATATGGGATTCGCTATTTTCAACGATACACTCTATTGTTTTAACGGAAG